AACTCCTCCTCGGCAGCCGAGCGGGCGTCCGTTTCCTCGGTGCCGGCGAGGCCGGCGGACCGCGCCATTGCGCCAACCCAGGAAAGGACTTTGTTTCCGGGCGGCAGTTGTTGGAGTGCCACCAGGTGCACAGCGTCACCCGATGGCCGGCGCTGGCGCCTCGAATTCGTCGCCGCCCTCGCGCGGATTCCAACCTTCAATGTCCCTAATTTCGTTCGGCGTCAGGATCTTGTTCTTGACGGCGATCTCGTGCGACTTCCAACGCGTCTCAGGGTCGCCGCGCAGCAGGCCGGACAGGTCGATTTCGAAGCGATGCGTCCGCCGCGATGCGGCAGAGAACACGGAACGGTGGAATTCCGCCTCGATCTTTCGGCACCATGTCGAGATGGTCGATTGCGCGAAGAACCGGATCAGCGTCTCGGAATTCGTGAACGTGCCGTGCGTCAGGTCGCCGATGATCGGCGGCGGCACCTGATAGAGCCGTGCCGCCTCCTCGATCGCGAACCGGCGCGCCAATAGCATTTCCTGTTCGACCGGCGTGCCCGTCATGCCCTCGAATTTGGCGCCAGGGAGTATCATCGCCTTGCCGGCCTTCTTCGGGCCTTGGAAAAGCGATTCGAACTGCGCCCGAAGCCGCTTGGCGTTGTCCTCCGTCACCTTGCCTTCGACGGTGATGACGCCGCTCGGAAAGCTGCCGTTTTTGAAAGTGTTGCCCGCGTGCTCTGAGAGGGCCAGCGCCGCGGCGATCACGGGGCTTGCGCGTTCGCTTCGGGCCCGGCCGAGCAGGCCGTCGTCGGAACGGTCGCGAAGATGGCAAACCTCGGTATCGAGCAACCGGCGCCGCTGGCCGGTGATCGGGTCCACAAAGTCATAAACCATGCGGCGATCCGCAAGGATCATCGGCGTAATCGATGGCCAGGGCAGCGGGACCAACTCACGGACGCGACCGCCATCGTCGGTGCGCTTCTCGGCCACAGCGTTGCCGTACCGCAAGCACTCCGCGACGAGCCACTGCGCGCCATCAGCCCAGCTCTGGTTGTCGTTCCAGCCGTCGCGCACGATCAGCGCCAGCGGATGCCCTGAATCCTCTTCGCGGCCGGCATCGGTCACGCGATAGACGTACCCAGGCAGCCCGGCGATCGTGCCGGCGATAGCGTCGGTTGCAGCCGTGACCGCGGACAACCACTCCGACCGAACCGCATTCACCCGTTGCCCGAAATTCGCGTCCAGGTCGCCGCCGAAGGCCTCGACCGCGGTCAAGTCTTTCTGGGTGAAGACGTGCGCCCGGGCTTCGGCGCGCTGCCAGGGCCACCTCATGCGAGCGTGTCCAGGTAGCGGCGCGCCAGCGCCAGCGGCAGGCGGCGGTGCTGCAGGTCGCGGGCGCTCACCGATGTCGAGGCGTAGGCCGGGAAGGCGACTACCACCGACACGTCGAACAGGTCGACCCTGAGCAGCGTCCGGTTGCGGCCTTCCCAGCGGTCGCCGCCCTTCGGCACTCGGAAGCCGAAACTCGCCCCGCCCAGGTCGCCACGCTTGGCCAGGGTGAGCATGTCGCTGCCCAGGGCGGTTTCGGGTACGTCGATGGAGAACGCCAGCCCACGGCCGTCCTCTGCAAGCCGTAGGGTGCCGTTCTTCACGCGGCCGAGAAGCCGGTGTGGGTCATGATCCACAAGGCCGAGAATGTCGCGCCCGCTCTTGAGCGATTCGGCGAAGGCGCCGGCCGCAACCGACTCGGTGAAGTCGGCGATGTCCGTCCGCTCGCCGAAGACCGCGGCATAGCCCTCGAGCCGGCGGCCATCGGCGCGCAGCTCGACCGCTGCCGCGCGCCGTTCCATGTCGGACATGACTACGCCAGGATGCCGACCAGCCGGCCGAACTGACTCGGCCGGAGTGCGCCGCCATCGGCCCGGAGGATGCCCCGGATGTGGACCATATTTTTCGAGAAGGCGTCGCCGCTGACCTTGCTCACCTCGATCGTCAGCTGTTGGCGCATCCCGAAGGCGAAGTGATTGAAGCCGCCCAGGAATGCGGTCGATGCCACGTTGCTGGAACCCTGCGTCTCGGTCACGCTGACCTGATTGGACACCAGCTTGCGCAGCGCGGCGAAGTCGGCCGGCGGTTCCAGCTTCGTCTTGTCGGAGGCGATGCCGGTGACGATCTTCGCCATCGTGTTCTTGGTCCGCGGGGACCAGATCAGCGTTGCCGGGGTGCCGTTGTCCAACTCGACGTCGCGGACCAAGTTCAGGAAGTTGTCGTAGTCCGTCGGCGTTGCGCCATTGGCGCCCATCGAAATTTCGTTGACGTCGGCGTTGCCCCGAAGGCCGGCAGGTTCCAAAGGATTGCCGGCGCCGTAGAGGCCCGCTAGGTCGAGTTTGAGAGCCAGCGCCGCGGCGAGGGCGTTGTCGATCGTGGCCTCGGCATTCGGCGCGTCGGCGATCAGCTCGGCGCTCACCTCGCAGAGGGCGGCCAGCGACTTGGCGTAGAAGTTGAGCGAGCCGAACGTCATGTCGCTCGCGGTGATCGTCTGGCCTTCGGCGCGCCACGCGCCGCTCGGATCGGTCATCACGCGCACGAGACGCAACTCGCCGGTCGCCATCGGGACCGTCAAGCTACCGGCCGCGATCATCACCGAGGCATTGCGCATCAGATCGATGACATTGGCCGAGACGGGCGACGGGATGAAGTAGCCGCCTGCCGTGTTCGAAGTGCCGGACATGGCGCGCTGTTCGCGCTCGGCATCGCGCCAGTCGCCGGTGACGATGGCCTTGACGACGCGGCCGAGGGAATAGTCCGTCGACATGCCGGTCGTGGCCTTCAAGAAGTCGGCCGTCCGCTGTTCCGGCAGCAGCGCCCATGCGGCGCCGTCGCCGCGCTGTTCGATCGGCCTGGCGTCGGCTCGGCGGTCGAGATCATCGCGGACCTTGGCGCGATCTTCCTTCGTCCGCAGGTCGTCGCGCTCGGCCTTCAACACGTTCCAGCGCTCCAAGCGCTCGCCGGTCAGGTCTGCGCCGGCTTCCTCGGCGCCGTCGTAATCGTCCGCATTTCCGCCTCGACCGCGGCGCGGCGCTCAACAATGTCTGCAAGTTTCACGGGATCGAATCCTTTCCATCTGGCCGGGCGTCCCCGGCGCTGGGCCTGGCGCGTCTCACGACGGGCCTGAGTTCCGCAGAATTTACGCCATCGGTTTTTCCGATGCAAGATGCGCGATCGATCGGAAAAATCGAATGCTTTTCTTGGCGCGATTCGGTGTCAAATTGGCCGGATGCACAAGAAGGGCGACTCCGAGAAATTCATCAGGTACCTCTGCCACGAATGGGCGAAGGGCCTTTCCCCTGACGAGTTGAAGCACCCCAGCTACCTGTCATTCAAAGAATGGGCGAGCCTGAAGGGCTACTCGCACTACTGGAAATTCAGATCCAGCGTCAGCGCCGATTACGATGCCGAGATGTGGTTCGATCAGGAATTTAAACAGATGTGGCGCCGGTAGCTTCACGCCATCGCGATCAAATCCACGCTGAAGTCGTGCACCAGCGGCGCCGGCTCGATCGCGTGAATGCCGAGCGCCATCGCGAGACACACCGCGCCGTCGACGCGCGCCCGTGACCGCGCCTTGTCGATCTTGCGATTTCCGGCCGGGTCCATGGTGACGGCTGCGTTGGCGATGCACATGGTCAGGACCGGATTCCTGTCGTGCATGATTTTCCGATCCACGACGGCCGCTTCCAGCGCGTCGACGCATGGCCCCATCGTTTTGAAGCCCTGGCGCATCTTGCGCAGCGGCAGGTCGAGGCCTTCATCGTCCAGGATCTTCTGCAGGTCGGCGAACCGCCACTCGTCGTACGCGAGCGCCCGCAGGTCGTATATCGATGCGATCTCCGCCAGCCGTAGGGCAATCGCACGCTTGTCGATCGCGCGGCCGGCCGTCGTCTCGATGAAGCCTTCGCCGTGCCACGTGAGGTACGGCACCTTGTCGTCATGCTCGCGCTCGGCTATGCGCCCGGCCGGCAGCCAAAACCAACAGACGACGTCCATCGGTTCACCCGGCGCCGCCGGCTCGAACACCAGCAACAGGCAGGTCAAGTCGGTGGTGCTTGACAGGTCGAGGGCGCCCCAACAGGTCCGGCCCCGCAGCGATTCGCGGTCGATCGTGCCGGCGCAGCCGAGCCAGTCGTCGCGCGAAATCAGGCGCGTCTCGGCATGCACACGCTGATTGAGCCGCAGGT